ATATCGACGTTGGCAATCCGAACGGCACAACGGTAATCAACGATATGCAAGCCCATATACCACTTATAGTGGCCCTGGTACACATCTAGAAACGTGCCGCTAGTGGGCGAAATAGTTACTTTGCCTTTATTCTCATAGTCAAGTCCCGCCTTGGTGTCTTTAGGATAAATGCCGTGAATCTTGTCCTCACCCCATTGGACAAGCCAAATAGAGGTGTTATCCCCGCCACTGCCACCAGCTTTGATAATTTGATCTTTGCCACGTCCAGTGGATGTGCTGTTATAGCGAGGTGCAAGTCCTGTAAACCCTTTACTGTTAGACACTACAGTCCCATAAGCAAGGTTGGCCTGTACGGTCTTACCCATGCCGCGAATAAATGCCTTATCCTTGTTTTCTCTGTATCGGTTTGCATCACCGGACATATCAGCCAGCGCACAGTCAATGTTGCTCCAATCTTCTAACATTGCACAACCGTCTGAGATTTGCTCGGTTGACATTTTGCTTGCTCCGGTAGGTTCATTGAACGCCCGGAAAGTACCTGCGGGCTCTGAAGTCGCAAGAGTAGAAACCTGGCTCATAGTCTGATTTGACGGATACCAAGGAATATCCAGCATCATGTCATTAGTCTGGGAAAGAACATCCGCAATTTTTGCGGGTTTACCGTCTACCCCCATAGCGCGGGTAATGTCATATAAAGTATCAAGAGCGTATGCCATTAAAATTCATCTCCTTTTATTTTTTCGGCGAAGTCTCGCCATAGAATGTATCAGCCCAAGATTTAGGTTGGCCGCCACCTCCAGCATCAACAAACTTGCCTTCGCTGATCTGGGCCCCGATCGACTTAAACACGCCAATCAAGTGCGGATTGTTGCTGAATCCTGTAACCTTTAGCTCCTCGATTAGTTCAGGCGTCGCGAACCGGGCTAATGTCTTGTTAGCAAGCTCAATATCAGCCTGTTTGTACTGTTTAAGACTCTCAGCATGCCAAGCTTCGGACTGCGCCACTTGCGCCGCCTGTTGGGTCTCTATGCCTTGCTGAGCTACCTTCGTGTACATGTCAATAGCTGACTGCGCCGCTTCCTGCGAAAGGTTGTTAGTCTTGGCCCATGTTTGGAACTCTGACATGGCTTCAGGCGCAGTAGTAAAGCCCTCCGGCATCGTGAAGTCTTTGTAAGACTCAGGCGCGCCAGGGGGCTTTTCGTCAGGCTTTGGTGGGTCAGCCGGTTTATTCGGATCTGCAGCAGGCGGGTTAGCTGCCGGAGGTGGATCTCCTGCTGGTGCTCCTGCGGATGGAGGGTCGCTAGCACCTGCTGCAGGCGGGTCTGTAGGTGACGGTGTACCATCGTTGAATCTTTGCATTAAAAACTCGGTAAACTTGTACGCTGCCGCGTCAGTGTTATGTTGGACGGCAGTTTGCTTGTCTTGCATGGTCAGTCCTCCTATTCTACTATTTGCCAGTCATCGGCAAGGATGTCAGTTTGGGAAGCAAGCCACGGAACATATTTATCATCAACCGTTTTCATCCCGATCCAAGGCAACAAATCTTTTTCAGGAACAACATAAGGGAATCTACTGCAAATGGTCCAATCATGAGCATTAAAATATTCTAACCACATTCCTTTGCCGTTCCAACCTTTGCGGGCAACACGCAGTCCCTTACGCAATACTTCCACAGCCATTCCAAAAGGCATGGCATCAGTTTCGCGATTAGCTTCTTCAAATGCTTTCTTAGGGCACCAAGAATTATAACCGTCAGGATACACAACCTTATAGCCGTCTTGCGTATCCTGGCCTAAACCTTCAATCCCTGGCAGGTATTCGGACTTCGCAACAAAGACTACTACTTCACTATCCTCAATCAATCTCGTTTGCCATGCGGGCTCGGCATGGACAATTTTTACGCCAATGTAACGCTTCAATCTATTTGCCTCCCTTTTGTTTCTCTTGGATCTCCCTTTTAATAGCTTCCTGAAACACAATATACTCGCGCTCTGCCTGGTGCATCAGGTCAACACCGGATAGCCCAAGCGCCTTAACGCAGCTTTCCAGCAGCAGGGCTACATTGCGCATGCCCTCGTTGAAATATGTCCGGCTATCCCGGGTAAAGCTTGTATTGTTTTGGCCACAACTCATAATGAGCCAACTAAAAAACCTGCGGCCATCAGCTGTAGCCATTACAGCTTTGATGTCATGCAGGTTTTGAATGTCCAGGTTAGCGGCTATTTGCTTTTTCAGTTCTTCATCTGTCACGGCATACCACCGCCTAAACCGGGAATAAGGGCGTCCAGGGCACTATTCTGGCCTACAGGGGTATCTGCAAGGGTCTTAGCCCCTTGCGCTGCCATCTGCGCCATTTCTGCCATTTGAGTGGCTTGCTGTTGCTGGGCTCTGGCCTGCCTGATCTCTGCAACCTTATCGTCTGAAAGGATAAGTGACGGAGGCGTACCAAGCATTTCTGAATACCGGTCAACGGACTCGTCTCTATCCCATTTATCCATTACCTGCGGATCAATTGCAGCTATACCGCCAATGAACGTAGCAAGCTGTTCAATAGCAGTTAGGCCGGACATCTTCTGTGCCTGGGCCATAATGCCAATGTACTCTACCTTCAGTTGCTGGCCGCTTACCAACTCCTTGATATCGTCAGGCGGTTCAGGTATCAGCCCGTTACGCAGGCATATACCGAATACCCGGTCTATAACAGGGCGCAGGAATTCATTCTGCAACCGTAGCAGCACCGGGCCTATGAGCGACATTTTTTCCTGTACGCGTTCTATGATCTCCCGCGCCGTGATGTTACCGTTGTCGATATCAGCCAGCATGCGGAACAGGTCTACAAAGAAGTGCTTGTTGATCATGTCAATCTTCTCTTGCTTGAGCACCTGGGCATCCGCAATGTTTAACCGTACCTGGCTTAGCTCTCTAACAGACAGGTCTCCCATCTCACGCGGATAGTACGTCACACCGTTAGGGAGAGAGTTAACACCGCCTGCGCTCAGTATGTCGGAGGGTGCTACAACAGGGGGATCAACGCTCTTCTTGACGCCAATGTGTACATCCTCGTCAATGCCCTGCAGGGACTTAGCATCACCCAGTGCATACCAACCAGGGCCACGCCCGTAGATGTCAGCACCCTTTACACTCCAACGTGTACACATGAAAGGAAACTCAGGATAGCCTCCTATCTCCAAATAGTCGTCAGGGTCTGCGCCCTCTGCCCAGTAGAACGACAAATAAGGCATGCTCCACTTGTCAATCTTCCTCTGCATGCTGTTGTGATTGGGATTGGGTAGAACCAAGTGCCTTACCCGGTGTGGCTTGTCGTAACTCTTGGCCTGATACTGTTGCTGTACTGCCTGCGGGCAGTTATCAAGGCCAAACTTTTCAACCATCTCTGACACTGACAAGTATAGGTGACGTGCAAAGCGGTTAACCTTGCCCCTGTGGTCTGTAGCTATGGCATACTCACCTATCGTGAACGTCCGGCACCAAATGCCGTGTTCATCATCTTCAGATATCAGCATAGCTGCTGTAGCCGGTGCGCCTAGCTCCTTGTAGTACTCAATTGCACTGTCGTAGAAGTTGGACTGACTGAAGATATCCAGCAACATTTGCGTGACATCATCACACCAATAGCGCACTGATTCAATCTTGGCTATATCGGGGTTTCTGGTTGTTATCCGCATCCAGGGTTTAGTCGGTGAGGTGATACCGTTCTGCATGCCGGCTGCCTGGGTGTTGTTAGCATCAATGGGCGAAGTGTTGATCAGTTCATAGTCCCGTCTGTCGCCCTGGTTAGGTGTATCTTCATCGAAGAAACCCAGATAAGGGTTAATATAATCGCAAATGTCCTTCCAGTTCTCTTTCCATCGGTTCTGCTGGTCGAACATGCTTTTATGTATCCGGTTTAAATCATCTTTCTTAAGCGGAATTTCCTCGTGGCCGTCCATCCACTTCAATGCCTCAACCCCCTAACAACTGTTTCTTGCCTACGTTGGAATCAGCCATTGACTGACTGCCTGATAGGATGTTCTGCTGATAGCCCGCTGCCGCACGTTGGCGCTTGCGGTCTTTATCTTTAGCATCCGCCATAGCCTCTGTGTCACCTGTATTTACAGCTGTTGGCGCAGCCGGTAACGGGGCTGTTGCGGCTACTTTAGGCGTGGAAAAACACATGTTAACTACCTCCTGCAACATCTTCTTTATCTCGATTTAAAAACTTAAAGTCCCCCATGCCAAGCCTTTTAGGCAGTCTTTCCTGAATAACAGAATGAGCGCCTATATCATCACGCTCTGATCTGTTATCCTTGTTCCCGTAAAAAGGATTGGATTTATTCATGTGGTTTAAAGGGTTAGCAGGATTCATGCCCATGCCAAACATATCGAAAGCCCCTGCGTGCGCTTGGGATGTTATCGCAAATAACACGATGAAACAAACAATAACTAACTTCATATCCTGTCACCTCCTTGCTAATGGGTTGAATTTCTGACCGTTGTTGGCAAAATACATGCCGTTCTTGTCGGCTTTGGCTCTGAGCAGAGATTTCTTCTGCACTGGAAAAGCAAAAGAAAGGGCTAAGACATCCGCTTTACCCGGCGAACGTCCTAGCCTCTTCTTGTATTCTTTCTTGGCTTCAAGTTGTATCTTGTCGTCAAGTCTCGGTATAGTTTCTATGCCTATTAACTCTTCATACAGTTCATAGTTCTTGGGAATTGCTCCACCCTCTTTCAGCCAGTCACGGGTTAGCTTGTATATCTCAGCCCGTTTATTCAGGCAGCCGGAGTCTGACGATTCACCACTAAACCAGACCAGCGTCCAGTTTCGCCCCATCGTGCGGCCGGCGCTTACTATACCTGTACCGAAACCGCCATCAATGAACACGGCATCAGCCTGATGCTCATCCTCTAGGTTAGCTAAAATGTTAGCAATGTGAATGTCGTTGTCATTCTTCGGTATAGTCATTAAGAGCCAGAACGCTAGCCCCTGGCGCTTGCCTATTTCAAGAGTATCATCTCCCTCAAAGGCGGGGTCACAGGTAATGATAACGGGAGCGAAGTTATACTGTTCCTCTCGCAGGTGCTTGCCATAGGCTTTATCTACTGAATCTGTTGATATAAACTGCTTAGCTGAAGCACTAGGGAACATACCTCTAACACGGACCTTAAAGAAGTCACTGTCTATCCCGTAGGTCTCAAGCCACTCCTGTATAAGCGTTTTGTTTGATGTCATGGCCTCCCGGCTATCTATCTGCCAGGTCTGCCAAAGCCGCTTAAACTTGCGCCAGCACTCGCGAAAGCGCCCGGTGTTACGAGTTGGATTGCCGAACACGCACCAGATGATCTGTGTATTCTCATCGGTCATAGCACCTTCTGCTACTTCCCAAATGCTGTCGTCAACCGTGGACGCTTCATCGAAGATAACCAAGATTCGATTGCCCTTGTTGTGCAGGCCCGCGAAAGCTTCTGGCTTCTCTTTGCTCCATGGGATAGCATCAATACGCCAGTTGCTTTCATGGCCCGGTGTCTTTGAGTAAATCGCAGTAGCCGTGACCTCTGTCCAGTGTGCGGTTATTCTAAGCCTTGACCACTTCTGCACCTCTGGCCACGTCTTAGTACGTAGCTGGGTATCAGTGTTGGCCGTAACTACGCCGCGTGTATCCTCATGTGTATCCATTGCCCAGTCAACCAGCCAGGACACTAGAGCAGACTTGCCAATGCCATGGCCAGAGGCTGTCGCCTCCCGTATGACTTGAGCAAAGTTGTTAAGCACGCCCTTTTTCAGCTTATCGCGGATGTCGATTAACACGTTAGTCTGCCATACATCGGGGCCCGTGAATTCGGCAAGCTCACCTTCGCCCCAGGGATAGACATACAGCACATAGCCGTAGGGATCTAACTCAAAGGCAGCTATATCGTCAATTAACTCTTGTTCCTCATCCGTTATCGGGGTCGCTTGTGACTTGGCCATTTCTTACCCGCTCCCGCGCTTTTTTCATCCTCTGCGCTCTATCTGTAGTATCTTTTATCTCTATCTTCTCGACAAACATGCCCAGGTGTCGGCCTAGTAGTTCCATGGCCTTATCCTTGCTGTGCATTTTAACCTCTATGCCGTCTTTGGTTACTTTCACACCTGCATAGAGAGACTTAACACCTGGCGGTAATTTGCGCGTGTCCTTGAAGAATGTATGCATATCGCCATTACCGAAACACTCTGGGCAAATACGGTTAGGCTCTCTTATGGCGTCAAAGCCAACCCCTCCTAACGGGTTGAAGGGCGCTATATCCTTGCCCTCTGCTACGGCTTTAGCTTTTTCAACAGCATAGCTGTCCTGCCTCAATCTCCACTCGTTAGGTGTCATTTGGTATTTATTATCAATGCCATAACAGAACCGGCAACACCCCCGGCGAAGTTCTACGATGTCGTTAGCATCCGCAGTGGCTATATTCCAAAGCTCCTGAACAACTCTATCAGCCGTTATCTCTGTTCGCTGCTCTCTAGCTTTAACAGCTTCTTGGATTGCTGCCTGGACTCTACTATTCTCTACCAGCTTATATGCCATCCTATCAGCATAATCTTTGGCGTACCCAGCCCTGATAGCTGCCTGTGTAGCATTGCAGTCAACAAGATATTCAGTTACAAACTGTTTCTGCTTATCGGTCAGCTTAGCCATGGTATCACCTCGATTCTTATTTCAGAGTCATTGTCACCCTGCTGTACTTCTTGCCTCTTGGCTTAGTCGGAGGATGCACGATAGCTGTAGTGGCTGAATAGTTCTTAGGACAATAACTGTGTGTCATGTTATAGTGCTTACAGTCGCCGCAATTCCCGTTTGAATTCGGTTTAGGGTCGTGATACTTGCACCAATGCTTTTTCGCCACGTTGCACCTCCGGCTAAAATTAGGCATAGAAAAAAGCGCCCCGAAGGGCGCTTAAACAAATAAAAATAGACCTCCCAATCAAGGAAGGTCACAGTTCTTATATCAGTTAAACTAGGGAGCCGGGATTCCACCGGCGAGGGCAATCCTCTCTCAGCCCAGCATTGACCTTTTTCAAGTAGCCGCGTGTCGTCACCCACGCCGCCCCTAGTAGAACCATGCGAAGTATTATGTAAACTCGTTAGTGTATCGTCTCTAGGCCCATAATAGCACTTGTCAATATAGATTTCAAGAGACTCCTTTTATTTTACATATTTTATCTTGTTTGGAGAACTCGCTAACTCCTTGTATTTCGCGGTTGTAGAGGGTTTCTGTAATAATTGTTTTTTGTTTCCACTGGACTTGCTTTTACTACCTCCATTTACCCTGCTTTTGACGTGGATCATACCTTTTGACACGTCTTTGCTACGTTCACACGGCAGCTGCTTCTCAAACTCTTGCCTTATAGCCTTCTGGTCGTTAGTATTTTTGAAGAACGGGTGAGTCTCTGTACCGCAGTATTCGCAATTGAAAAACTTTTCTTTACAGTGACCTACCATTGGCTCATCACATACCTGGCAGACCATCTCGCGAGGGAAAAAGTATTTACGACTTGTATTATTAGCTGTTTCGCCGCACTTCTTGCAAATAGCTGTTTCAGGCTTATTCGGATTCCAATACCAGCAATTACCACATACTCTTTTTATCATTACTCCCACCCCCTGTATTATTCAAACACGGGATTAGGGCAGACTTGCTGCCCTTTATCTACCTCTTAGTCTTCCATATCCGCCCTTGCCCACACTGCGGGCATTTAGGCCAATCACCGCTAGCAAGGTCAAGCATGAAAACGTGTTGACAGTCTAGACAAAACACTTGAATAGGCTCCATTCCTCTACTCGTTTTCCTCCTTTGCTTATCAGCCCAACGTTGCCGCCGCTTCGTCTCTTGGATTATCGGCAGCATGTTCATACTAGAGTGTATCCAGCCTTGTAACCGTAGGCTGTTTTCTTTTCTTCGCTTACCCCTGTTACGCGGTAGCAGGTGTTAGCCTCATCAACTTTGATAGTATCGCAGATGTCAGGCTTGAAATACAGCTTGCTGATAAACTTACCTGTGTTCTGGTCTATAAGGTCATATTCTTGTTTATTTGCTTTGCCCGTAGCGACCTTTGCTATCTGCTCCCTTGGATCGATCTTCTCGCCTCTCAGCGCTTGGCCCAACCACTTAGCGTACTGATACGCCTTGTCGATATCAACCTGCTCACTGCCTTTGAATTTAGCCTTGAGACTGTATTCGATCAAGTTGCCCTTTAGAAACCCGCGAAACTCTTCCGGTGTCAGGTACATCTGCATAATCTCAATTGGCTGTACCTCGGCCTGCTGGTAATGCGTTTGCGCTTTCGCTGTGCCGTCATTCACGTAATTACGCTCCTTTCGTAACTTTTTCTATCCTTGCCTTCAGTGCGTTCATTAACCTATCTTGAGTACCGCTCTTATCCTCTAAGGCTGCTATTACATCCTCATCCACGCCGCCTTCTACGGCCAAGTGGTAGTTGAAAACCTTCTCTGTCTGCCCTTGCCTATGCAAACGCTTACAAGCTTGCTGGTAAAGCTCTAACGACCAGTTTAGGCCAAACCAGATAATATAGTTACCCCCTTGCTGCAGGTTCAGGCCGTAAGCCGCGCTTGCCGGGTGGGCTAACAGGATATCGATCTTACGGGCGTTCCAGTCGTCCTCATCCTGCGGCGTTTTCAGTTCACGGATTCTTAGGCCGCTGCCCTTTAGTGCTTCCTTGATCCTAGCAAGGTCATGTTGGAAGTTGTAGAACACTAACGCCGGCTTACCATTAAGGCCCTCGACAAGCTCCATAAAGGCTTCAATCTTGCACTTATGAATCTCAAGCACTTCACGCTCCGGGCCATATACGGCCCCATTACACAGCTGTAAAAGCTTATTGGTCAGTACTGCCGCGCTGCCTGCGTCTATGGTAGTCTCATCGATTTCAAGCAACATTTCCTTTTCTAACTTGTCGTACGCTAGCTGGGCCTTGCTATCAAGGACTACCGGCACCGTAACTGGTATACAGTCAGGCAGTTCTAAGTAATCCTCGGCCTTCATGCTCACGCAGATATCACCTAATAGCTGCTGGATATGCTCGTCGGCTCCCGGCTTGGGTGCATAGCTGAAGACTGTATTCCGGTCTCGCTGGTCTGGTTCAAAGTACCTCTCCCTGAAGTGCGTTATCGCCTTGCCAAGCCGCTGCCCTTCATCCAGCAAGTACACCTGTGCCCATAAGTCCAGAAGGCCGTTAGGCGCTGGCGTACCCGTTAAAAGCACTATGCGCTTTATGTACTTACGTACCCAGGTTAGCGCCTTGAATCGTTTAGCCTGATGATTCTTGAAGCTGCTGGACTCATCTACCACAACCATGTCAAAGGGCCAGGCATTGCGGTAATAATCCACAATCCACGGCACATTCTCCCTGTTTATCACCCAGATATCTGCCGGTGTATTCAAGGCTTTAATCCTCTTAACCTGGCTGCCCAGTACCGGCACGATTCGAAGCATCTGCAGGTGGTCCCACTTCTTGGCCTCTTTGATCCATGTTGACTCTGCTACCTTCTTTGGCGCTATAACCAGGACCTTGCAAACAGCAAACCTGTTATATTTAAGGTCGTTGACCGCTGTTAGGACTATCGGAGTCTTACCTAATCCCATATCAAGTAGGAGGCCCAAAGCGTTCTGCGAAAGTACCCGGTTAATTGAATATCGTTGATACGCGTGCGGCACAAATTTCATACTGTCACCTGCTGGTTATAAAATCATCTACACCCTGCTTGCTATCTATCACAAGAACCTCAAAACCTAAAGCTGTTATTTCCCGCTGCCTGTTTTTCTGTAAAGGTGTGGATAGTCTCCCAGGCGCTTTCAACTCGACGAACACAACCTTACCGCCTGGAAGAAGTACAAGCCTATCAGGCACACCAGCATTACCCGGTGAAACGAACTTATAGGCTTTACCTCCTAATGCCTTTACCTTTTCGCGAAGGTGTTTCTCTACTGCTGCCTCTCTCATCTTGATTGATTACTCTCCTGGGATTCCTCGGCTTTGTGGTAGCAAGCCCCGCACAGGAATAAATCGTACCTTGACTTTTTATAAAAAACTCCGTCCACTGTTCCACACCCCTTGCATTTCAATGCTTGGTCACACCTTGCTTTGCATGTGCTGCAAGCTGTGTATTGGTCGTCCTCATGTAGAAATTTTGGATTTTCTTTAGCGCAAGTCTTTCTCACTTTTTCTTTCAACTCAATTACCTCTCTTTCTAAAATTTGTGTAAACATTCTTTATCACGCACGCGTATAGCACAATAATTAGGTGTGTATATGTGCGTATACTCTTTTATTTTATTTATTTTTATACTCTATAGAAAAGAATGTTTACAATGTTTACAAATACCCGTTAGCTTAGTAAATCCGCTGGTTTTGACGTAAACATTCCTATTAACATTCGCATTTTAGAATGTTTACGTTGTTTACATGGTAATTGCTGGGAATGTTTACAAATTCGGCTTTATTTGGGAGAATGTTTACAAGAATTTTGCGCTTAAAACCCCTTTGTGTTCCATACCCGCCACCAAATCTGATAGTACCTGTTCTTTCCCAATCTTTCATAGATTCCAGTATCGTGTTTATCCTGTTGGAGTCTGCTTTGGTCATTGTGCGCTGTTCACAGAGGCATTCCCGCCACACTTCGATAGCGCACACTCTGTCTCTGGATTCAAGTTCCATAGTGCCAACGGCACCGCCGCCCCAAAACACTCGCCTGCGCTCCAGATTCCAACTGTTCCAGTCTTTCGGTATTGGTCGATCTAAGAAGGCTTCAATTTGCCCTTGTAAAGGGTCTCTTTCCATGTGGATGCCTCGGCGTCTTTCGGCTTCTTCTTCAAGTTCAGGTGTTAAATAAAGCGGCTCTCCTAATTGCCATCGAACATAAGCCTCTGCCCAAATTTGATTAATTTCATTTCGATCCAAGTCATTGGGAACTGATTTTTTAGGTTTTTGGGCTTCTGCATCTACTGGCCAAAAACGCCGATTACCGGTTGTATCTTTTAAATAGTCATGGTCATTTGTAGTTCCAAAGAAAACGCATCGGCGTAAATGTTTTTCGGTTGTACGCGCATAAGCGGCCCTATACTGGTCGTCGCATTTACTTAGAAACTGCTTTACAGTTTTAATATCTGTCTTATTAAAAGCTTCCAATTCCCCAATTTCTACTATCCAGACACCTTGCAAAAGTTCTGCGGCTTCTTTACCATCGAAAGTCCTTATGCTGTCCGAAAACCAATCGAGGCCCATTTTACGGAAAAAAGTGCTCTTATAAATGCCTTGTCGGCCGCACACCACTGTCATTGTATCAAACTTACAACCTGGCTCCATAACTCGCGCTACAGCAGCCGTAAAAGCTTTACGGGCGACAGTTCTGGTATATGGGTGATCATCTGCGCCCAAATAGTCAATATACAGCGTATCCAGCCTTGGCACTCTGTCCCATATTAAATTTTGCAAATAACTTGTTAGAGGGTTGAACCCGTTTCCTTTGGCACACAGCCGTAATGCGTCGTCAATAACGTCTCGTACTCGGAACCCCAGTGTTTGTTCAATGTAATCACGCAGCCCTGCGCTATCATCCTCATTGGACCAGCGAAAAGAACTGCGGTCCTTTGTGCGCCCTTCCCAAGGTAGCGGCCCAACACCTAATATGAATTCTGAAAACAAGTCCATCTTAATGCGACCTTTTAACAAAGGGTCGTTTTCCAGGACTATGCGCACATTTTTAATTGTCTTAGCCGGTTGCCCTGTAGTAGGGCTTACGGCAAGCTTGGTAATCCAGTTGGCCGTTTCCTCTTCAGCGGCCTGTAGTGGTGCGGCAAAGTCCTGTGTGGCCTTCTCGTATCGCTCTTGGTTGAGTAACCCGGCCACACCGGTGTCTGCGACAGCAAACTCGCACATAGCTGTGAAAGACGGCAGTTTATTAGTAGGTGTATCCGGCTTGGCCTCATCGTCCCTATCAGCAAACCTATGTAGGCGAACCAAGTCAAAGGCATTAACCAGCTTACCGCCTGCCGGGTCTGTGGCGTGGTGGCTGTAGAGGAAGTTACCGTTATCATACATAACAGCCCCGCCAACAGTACTACCACCGGTGAAGGTGTAGCGGCCCTCCATGTCAGCGCACGGCTCATATATACCTAGCAGGAAAGTATCCATAGCCCGGTAAACATCATAGATTTTGCAAAACGCACCGACAACGCCGCTCTTCTCCAAGGGGTTGCCTTGCTGTGCTGCCCGTTTAACCTGTGCCTGCTGTACACCTGGCACTTCTGGCCACTCTGACACATTACGCCAGTCGGTGTAGGTGGAGAGCAGGCCGTCAGCATCAAGGAAAGGCTTGTCGCCGTAATGGTAGACATATTGGCTGTCTACACAGCAGCTGGGCCAGTACATGAGGCGTGAAGCTTCGAACGTGGTAGGATCGCATAGCTCAATGCCTATGATGCTAGCCAGCTTACGGGCAAGCGGTTCGTATTCGTCCGCTGTGGCTGTCCGGCTGAGTGGTGCAAGGACTCTTAGTCTTGGCCTTCCCGCGTCATGCTTACGGGTGCTGTAGACCGCGTAGGCGCACCCCAGGGCCTCTAAGCGTAACAGCGTGTCTTGCGTGGCCCCTGGTTGGATGTTGTCCAGGTCAAGCGTTAGGACATCACGCCCAGTCACGGCATTAGCTTTCCGGCGCCCACCTAATAAAGTGCCGGCCACAAAGCCCCCAACGTCTTTAAGATCATCCTGTCGGCTCTTAGGCAGTGCCATGTATTCAGTTAGGGACTCAACGCCCCGCGCCGGTGTCCGTAGCTTCTCAACAAGCTCTGACCAGTACAGTGTTAGCGCTGGCCAGCGGGTAGCCTTACGACTACCGGCAGCGGATATAGTTATTTGTCTGTCGTGTATAAGCATGGAGTTTTACTCCTTTAAATCCGTCTCGCTAACCCCGTTCAGTCTATCCAGGTCCTTGGCTACTTTCTCGTCTGAGTCTTTTTGCTTACAGACTTTCCCCATGCCGTCTGCAATCGCTTTCGGGCTTCTAATCCTTCGGTTACAACGTTGGCAAAAATGGAGCTCATCCACGGTGTACCCCTCCCCCTACTTTTTTTAGATAATCGTTAAATGTGCAAGAATGATAAATAATTCGATTGTTACACCATCGTTGCAGATGCCTAGTTATTTTCGGTGCTGAATCTTTTTCATAGATCATGATGTAAGGCATAAACCCTGCGTCTTGAACAAGTTTAACGCGGTAAACATCTTCTTCGTGGGAAGTATCAAAATTTGTTAATATGTAGACGCCAGTTTTTCTAGTCCTAATTCCGGAGATTATTTTATAAATGTTTAGCCCTCTGATTATTGATTTTTCATCTTTGAGGCTGTCAAATGCGAAGTGCACCATTTTTACTTTTATTTTGGATAAAAGCCAAGCATTATCGGCGGTTATCTTTCTTGCGTCTAAGCCTTGGGTAAAATCTATATGGACTCCAGTTTTTATTAGTTGATGTAATAAAGTTTCATGCTCTTTACAGGCAAGCAGGTTAGGGTCAATTAGTTTGATTTCTGCTTGCCCTCTCCAAAACTCGGACAGGTTAGCAACATGAACGGATTTAAGGCCTTCTTTTTTTGCAACTATGCAAAATTTACAATTTCGAGGGCAGCCGCGTGTCATGTGACCATATGCTTGAGAGTATGCCGGATACACGCTGTAATCAGGGTATTGGTGCTCAACGCCGTCCGGTAGTTTTGAAGTGAGGTTGAACCCTGATCCCCCAAAAACAACTTCACTAGAGTTTACAGTTTTAATCTCCGGACTGTTGGTAAAAACTTTGGCTACATAAACACGATCATATCGGTTGCCATCTACATACCATTCAACTTGGTCCTTTTGGGCTTTGTGCCAAGCGGATAGTTTCATAAGTGCAAGATTAGGGAAATTATGGCCGTCAACATCTAATAATCCGATGCGCATAATTATTCCTTCTTATAAAATGATGTACTAAACCCATCGGCTCTAAGCAGTAGCCCAGGAGCCCAGCTAATTGGCTGCCCCATTAGCTTGCAGATCCCGTCCAAGTCGCTGTTCTCCGGCGCATCAATTACTACTTCATCGTGGACATGCATAACGACTTGAAGACCGGCAGCGTTTACCCGTATCAGGCTTTCTGCCAGGCAGTCACGAGCGATTGCCTGCACAATGTTCTCTGTCAGCTTGCCGCCGTATGTCGGGACGACTTCCCATTTCTTTGTATCCTGGTTGACGCCGTGATAATGGAGCGCTTCCCGGCCTCGTTCGTTTACCTGCAGGAAAGGCTTGGCGTAAAACAGTTTGCGCCCACTCGGCAAGGCTACGGTTAAGAAATCCTGCTGATTCTTATAGTCGCCTTCCCGGGCAAAGATGAGGCCCTTTATGCCTATCGCCTGGCCGGTTTTCATAACCTCAATGGCCACATTCTCCAGGCTATACCACAGGTCAACAATCCGCTTATTGGATCCCCGCCAGCGTTTAACAATCTCCGGTAGTTCTTCTTCGGTAAGGCCCATCCGCAGGGCACCCATGGCGATTAGTGCGCCGGCTGCGCCTTGGTAGCCTAAAGCCAATTCGGCAACCTTGCCTTTCGGGCGATACAGGTCATACTCCGGGTTGCCTTTCTTGATTAATTCCAACGGCACCCCAAACATTTGACTGGCTGAGGCTTCGTAGATTTTTCCATGGGTGGCGAACACGTCCAGCCGCCATTGCTCCCCGGCCAACCAGGCGATTACCCGGGCTTCTATGGCTGAGAAGTCGGCAACGTGGAATACTCTGCCGGGCGACGGTACAAAAGCCGTCCTGATAAGCTGTGACAGGGTATCTGGTACATTGCCGAACATTAGCTTTATGTAGTCGATTAACTTAGCCTTAACTTTCTCTCTGGCCCAGGCCAACAGTTCAAGGTGGTTTTGCGGCAAGTTCTGCACCTGCACCAGTCGGCCGGCCCAGCGCCCCGTCCTGTTGGCACCGTAAAACTGCAACAGCCCCCGTATGCGGCCATCAGCGCAAACAGCGTTTTGCATGGCAGCGTACTTTTTAACACTGGTCTTGGATAGCTCCTGCCTGATCTCCAGCATGCGCCGGGCCGTGTCGCTGTCAGTGGTTTTAATGAGGCCCTTGACAGTTTCTTTGGTCAGGTCGGTGATTTCTTCCCCGGTCTCATCGGTAAGCCATTTGGACAATTGCTTTACGCTTTTGGGGTTCTGCAGCCCGGATATTTGCACCGCTTCGGTAAGTAGTTCGTTGGTGCTTACCTCGCTGATATTTAAGGCGCCTTCGATTAGGCCTATGTCCACCGCAACACCGTAAGCATTAATTTGCTGGTCAAGCGTCCACAAATATTGCTCCTGATCCGGCACCGGAAAACCGGATAACCGCCGGTCAATCTCCATTTCAGTAACTACGTCCTGCCGGCAGTACTCTTTGAATAGCTGCCACTTTTCCGGCTCATGGTGCGGCAGTGTCCGGGTCCGGTTGCCGTTCTTGGCTGTAGGTTTACACGGCATGCAGAAAGTTCGAATTAAGGCCATGCCGATACCCATTTTGCGCTTATCCTCCGGCAGCCCCAGTGCTACGGCTGTAGCCCCCAGTCCTGCAGTGTAGCCGCAGTATAGGCCGTGCATCATTGTGCAGCGCCATTGCTCAAGCGGTGAAGGGTAGAATTTATTCAAGCAGTACCATTCAAAAGGAGCATTGTAAGCATGCTTTATTACATTAGGGTTTTTAAGGCCTGCAAGCACTAAAGGCGGTATCTCTTCGCCCTGGGCCAGGTCAACTATTTTTACGGGCCAGCCGTCAAAAGAGTAAGCTAGCAGCAGTATTTGAAAGTCAGGGCTCCAGACGTATTTATACAATCCGCTTTTCTTTAGGTCAACGCTGCTGTAGGTCTCTATGTCGATTGAAAGATTAATCATACGGTCTTCCCCCACCCTTTAGAGAGGTAGAAGGGGCTCACTTGAGCTCCTATTCTTTTTAGGTTCTTATAGTCCCATTACACTGCCAAGCACAGGCCTGCCGGTTATCGGGTCAATCATCCCTGGAGGAGGAGGCGGCGCAACCGGTGCCGCAGGCTGTATCAGGACCCATTGACCATTAATTAATTGATACGTATTGCCTGCAGGGTCCGTGCTATATTGCGCGGCTGGTTGCGGGGGTGCCACGGGTACCGGCGCGGTGTAGACTGAAGCAGGCGCGGCATACGTTGGAGCTGGTTGGGTACCGTAACCCGGGGCCGGGAACCCTGTAGTTGGTGCTGCCGGCATAGCGCCGCCGCCAAAATCATCGGCTGCGGATGTGCGATTACCAGCGAGCGGTTCTCCGTCCCTGGTCTTTTGGACGTTACCAAGTCCGCACCCAATACCTTTTTTACCGTTGTTCATGTAGGGGAAAAATCGAATCGAAGCCCTCCCATACATCCCCGAATATACTTCGCTTTGATTAAGAATTTGATTAAGATTGATATCTACTACTTCCGGCCTGTTTTTATCAGAGGCAGTTAACACCCAGCATCCTTTACACTCAGCCGGAAAAGGCATTCCGTCACTTGGTTTTACTCCGTCACCATCATGTACTGGAATAGGGATTATCGGTGGCCGGACGCCGTTCCATTTTGAAGCTGTCCCTTCGTTAATTGCTGCCGCTATTTCAGCATCAACCCGTTGTTTAGTCGCTAAATCTGATTTTGGAATTAAAAGTGTTGTACTGAATTTAGGCTCATCACCTGGTTTCTTTGCTTTAGCGGTAAATAGATTACAATAACTAAATCTAACCTCACCTGTTACTACACTCATTTTCATACTCTCCTTTATATTTAAATTGCTAACATTTTTACATTGATCACAGTAATCACATTGCTTCCTTAAAATCATCGGCTGCGCTTGTTCGTTTAATCGGCTCACGTTTATCACTTGCCGGGGCAAGAGTCGGTTTTCCAGGCGGCGTGTTAACGTGTGGGGTTAATAACTCTTTGAACTTGGCTTTTCCTAAAAGTTCTTCGACTGCTGTAAGGGTCAGGGGTTTTCTTTCGTACAGCATCGTTTCAGGTGTACCGCTGGTAATTAGGGCTTGGAAAGCGGCGTCAATATCGGTAAAGCTCCTTGTGCTGCGGCCATGTACAGCCTTCCAGCCAGGTATTTCAGCACCGTTAAGGCATTCTGCCAGAGCGTAGTCCTCAAGGGCTTTGGCCCAGGCCACCAGGTCCTGTGCACGTTTCAAGTAGGCTCCTACCTCTTCATTTGTAATCAGAGGCGGTTTATACGGGATCTCTTCCAACGCTAAATTGATCTCTGATCTTGCCCTGCACAGGGCTTTGGCTCTGCAGAATTTGCAGTGTTCACCGGGTGCATAATCACCTTCTCCCTTGAATGCTTTAGCCGCTATGGGTTTGATACTTTCGCCCCAGGCGAGCAGATCAGCTATGGGCATTTCATATTCCGATATGCTGTCAAGCCGGGGCTGTACGATAGTCATTTTTACATTCTCAATGGCGAATAGAAAAGAGTAGTCGGTATAGGCTCCTAAGGCGTACAGTTTCATTTGTGGATTCTCATAGGCGCTGACGGGTACACCCTTGCCATACTTAAGGTCAACTACATAGAGAGTGTTACCGCCTACTACAATGGTGTCACCGGTGCCAAAGCCTTCAGGCGCGTACTTGGAATAATTGAGCTTCTTTTCAATCGCTACGTAGGGAGGAGAAGCAAAGCTGTGAACGATGCCGGATATGTAGTCTTTATAGGTATCAGTGTGCTTTATCATCTCATCCTGAAAGAGTGGGTTTTCCTGAAGCTTTTTCAGCTTATTGTTAAATGCTCTTGACCCCATAGGCTCGGTAAAATGCTTGCGCAGCTTTAACTCCCCAATCTCATGAGCGAGTCGGCCCTCTTCGGCGTAGACGCTGGTACTTTCCGGCAGGGTTTCTTCAAGCCGGGCAGAGGGAGGGCAGTTCAGCCATTTATGAGCCCCGCTAGCGGATAAGAGCGCGTGTGCGCTCATATCCTAGCCCCCATTGCCCGCAGCTGAGTAGCGAAGTTGCCGTACTGCTCTTTAGGCAGTTGGGTTAACGCTTGTACGCCAAAGGCTGCTAACAGATTTACAAGTTCTGGCTGCCGTCCCGCGTCCATTAGCTGAGTAGCTGCTACAGCTAGCTGCTGTTCGGTGTAAGCTTGCGGAGGTGCAACAGGTACTGCAGTCTGTGCGGGTGCAGGCGCGGCTGCCGGGTAGGCCGCGGGGGCTTGTACAGGAGCAGAAGGCACTACACTGAGTTGAGGCGCAGCGGCACCGGTTAGTACAGGGGCTGTTGTCATAGGCGCTTGCGTGGGCATCTGCACCACTGTACCGGCGTGCTGGGCAGGCCCTTGACCTGCTACCTTTATCTGGCTGAACAGATTTGCAAGACCTTCTAAACCTCTGATATTTACGTCAATCGTGATATGCATTATAAAATTCCTCCTTTAATTTAAGCCCAGTTTCGGGCACTCATCTGGGATACAAAATTGCTTATGAGGGCATCTGTCACAGCGTGACTTAATCATTCTCGGCTTCTACAAACTCGCCGTTTTTCAGTCTGTACCAGGTGTCGGCTTTGATTGCTTCACCATCAACGAGAACGGTTTTAACGGTTTTTAGCACCCATTCGTAATTAGGTCTTTCCCACTCTGTCAGTACCAGCCAGCATCCTAACGCGCCTTTCGCTTTGTTTGCGGGTCCTAAACCGCAGGCAATAGATTGCTTACCTTCCACGCTGGCCGCTGAGTAATCGCCCGTGTTGGTGGCCGCTGACTGATAGCCCGTGTTGGTGGCCGCTGAGTAATCG